CAACTGCTTAGCTGCATGCCTTGCTTCAATACTAGAAGACGATATCGAATCGTATCCAACATAACAACAGCATGATCACAATGTTTTGTATTGTTGTGTACTATACCAATGTAATAGGTATCAAATACATTTGTTGGTGGCTTGAGTAATGTAACGATGACATAGCCCTTGGTTAATAGATGATCATTGATGACCCCTAGCCATGTGCCATTCTCTGGTAATGTTGGATACGATTCGATATCGTCTTCTAGTATTGAAGCAAGGCATGCAGCTAAGCAGTTGCCCTCCTCTACTGTGTTGTTTGTTTGATATACTGGTTTCATTGTTTTTATCTTTATGTCTGTATGAACAATTAGCTTACACACGGCTATTCATCTATTTTAGTTTCTACTCTGATGGTTGTATTTATAGAAATTTTACCCTCTCCCCCTCCGTGCCTACCGCTTTCCCATCTGAAATGGATGTCTGACATTTTATAATCACTTATTGATATTTTACCTGAAAAACTGTAGATAGTTTTTTCACTGCTCTGATCCTGTTCAATAAATCCATGATCATTATTAAATTTTCTCAAAACCTTTGCTAGGTCTTTACATAGTTGTTGATATTCTTCTGGTATTTCCATCGCTTAAAAGTTTATAACATTCAATATATTGTCATTGATTCCCTCTCTTTATGGTTATTGTTACGCTTAATCACAGATGTATAGGATCCCCTCCTTCAATAAAACCCCACTGAATGCGAATAAATGGGATTATTATATTGTGGGTGTACCCTCTTACATTGGCTAAGTTGAAATCATCTTTCCAGTATCCGAACCCTATAACAGGGCAAAGTTTTATATGTCTTGAGTTTAATGTTTTAGTTACTTTCATATCCTTGATTTTATTTGATTCTCATAAACCCAGAGCATAGTCTTAGCCCATTTGGGCAGTTCCTTTGCCGGAGCGCATTGATTTGTTACGCTTGTATACTTCATGCCCAAAATAACTGAAAGTTTCTTATAGTCCAAATCTAGGGCTTTTAGCATTTTATCGAAGTCTCTCATATTGCTTTGTAGTTACAAATCTTACAAGTTGATTCTTGTTTTATTTCTGTAATTTGAAGATTAGTACACATATGTCTTAACTTGCCGCAAGTAGTTCTAAAATGTGTTTTTCTTTTTCCTGTAAATAAGTACTCTCTAACGTGGTGTATTTTCATGGTCGTATATTTCATTTATTAGACTCATTCTTTCTTTAGCTAACATATCCCATTTACGTGATTTCTTAGCATACCTTTGAGTTTGCCACCCATCAGTAAGAGGATTACACCCCCTTACTTTTTCTAGTTCTTTTTCTACTTTCTGTAGCTTATTTCTAAGCTTCTGCAATAATGTCAACATATTCAACTTTATGCTTTATTGATCTTTCTTCCTTTACTAAAAATACAAAAGCTAATTGTTTGCCGTTGTTGAATCTCATTCCTTTTAGTGGAGAAAAACCAAACTCTAATTTGAAGTTGTTTTCTGTTAAGCTAGTTTCTATTTCTTTGTAAGTCATCGTCTTAGTGTTTTTGTTATACGGTAAAGATACACTAATATTATTAGAAGTCAAGCATATTCTAATTTATTTATTATTTATTTCAACAACACTGGGATAATATTGGAGGTTCATATCCTTGGTTTTATGTCTGTATAAAGAGAGTTAAAAATTCACATTACAATATCCACTTTCCCACATAGCTTGCTCTAGCGCTTCGTATGCTTCCTCTTCTGTCATCTTCTCATAATCACTCAATGGGCATACCGGAAATTGGCATTCACTACCCAATATATTTGTACTTACTTTACCCATAATCATCCCGTCTTCAATTGTCGTATGCGGGTGTATTTTTGCCATATTAATTTCGTTTTTCATATCCTTGATTTTATATTCTTACGGATGATACAAGCGATACTTGCCCCTTATGAAACACTCTAAACACTTTCTTTTTTTTTAACCACGTAACTTTTTCCCAATTCTTCTTTAGTATACCTTTTGCTGTTCTTACTTTCATAATTGTGTGTTTCTTCTTAAATATGAATTTGATCTAGATATTTTCATGTTCTTCAAAAGCCTTTGTTAGAGTTTCATTAGCTGAATCAGGATTTATTATAGCATCAAAGAATATTTCCGCGTCGCGCTTAGAAATCAAAAACTCTTCTTGTTCCTGAATAATCTCCTTTGCCCTCTTTACCGAAGAGGTAATAATAAATTCCGAAACACTTTTGAAACCACTATATAAAACAGCTTTTTCAATTAGTTTTTTGTCACGATCAGAAACACGGGCTTCTAATCTATACATTTTTGTTTCATTCATCATCTACAATCCATTTACCTAATTCATTATATTGTGAACTTCTATTTTGGCTCTTTCACTCATTCTCTACTTTTTCACAGAACTTGAGACAATCAATAGACATATTTCCCTGTTCTCCTTGGATGTAGGTTAAATCACCTTTCCAACAAACTACTTCTGTGATTGTAAATTCCTGACCTGCTTTTATTACAAAAGATTTATCTACATATCCGTCTTCCAGTACTATATTAATCAGTGCTTTATATTTCATGATCGTGTTATAGATTTACATAACTCATTGAAAAAACTCATGATGTGAAAAGAGTTTATTTTACCTTCCTGAACAAATCTATTTTGCAATGTTCTATTCATAAGATTTAATTTTGAAATTGGCTTCCTGCGTTGCATATAATTAGCTTTCATTATCGTGTGATTAAGGTTTAATGTTGTTCTTTCTCTATTGATTTAAGGGCTTGTTTGGTTTTTCGTTTCATCTCAGATAATGCAACAAATTCAGAGATGTCCGTTTCGTGTATTCGTTCGTCTGAATAATTTGGCGCCCATAAATCAGCAAGATCCAATACCCTTTTCAAAGCCTCTACAACATCCTCTACAGCCTCAAGATTTATTTTCTGGGCTAGGTTTCCTGCAAAGGTTATGAATTCAGCATTAGTCTTTTCTTCATCTTGAGGAACACAACCAGTCATACATTCTGAAATAAGAGTATCTTGAAAACTCCCATTTGGTTTGTCTTTTATTGCAACTTGATAATTTTGACTATCAAGATCTTCTTCATCTGACAACCATGTTATGGTTTCCCACTCTCCTTTTGATATGTTATCGAATTTTCCTTTCATGATTCAATATTTATGATTTGTCCAATGAATGATCTTTCCTTTAAAGTCCTTGTCAAACCACTTGAAGAAATCATCTATTGACTCGAACCCGTCATTTAGAGAGAGGCATTTCATTTCCATTACTCCAAACTCTCTGTTATCTGATGGATTTGAGTAATAAATCAATCTCATTTCATCCTTTTTGTTCCCGATATCAACGGAGACTATTGCGTCAATCCATCTAATGCGAATGAATTGTATTGACTGGCATGTTCCGGAATGGAATTGATTATAGTTCTTTGTCCTTACTCCGGTGGCATGCTCTATTGATATTTTAGCACGCCATCTGTTCATCTTGTCTTCTCTGATGGTGTGAATCTTTGACCCTGATTTGATTAGATCAACAAATTTCTGTTTGAATGATAGTATCATATTTCGCTCTTGATTATACCTTGATAAATTGTTTCTCTTGCCACCCTTCCGGTAGCACTTTGATTACACACTCTCTCAACAAGTATTCTGATGTGATTGCTGGATTTTTCGATTTCTCAGCACACAAGATAGCTGCTGTTGATATTGCTTCAGTACATGTCAGAGCTTTGACAATTATGTGTCTCGTTGTCTCCTCTTCTATGAATGTAATTGTGAATTTCTTCTTTTTCATAATTTGCTCTTGATTTGTTTTAGTTCTTTTCCATTATCCTTGAAATTGATCACCTCTTGGTGCATAGTATATTTTTCTGTCTCCCTCATGATGAATGAAAGCTGGTTTTATACTGCCGTCTCTTGATTTGTATGCCCTGCCTCGTGCGAGGACAATATTATCAGGGCCAACAATTTCCCAATCAGATAACTCGATAGGTCCCGTTTTTACCGTGTACACTTTTGATTCAAAATGTACCTTTAAATTCAAGCATTCTAACTTGATTTGATTCATCAAGTCATACAGTTTCTTAGTGTCTTTGCCTTCAAGCTCCTCACTTCCTTGTAGCGTAACCGTAGGACGAAATTCAACGGATGATCCTATAGTTTGGAATGTAAATAAAATTATTTCTTCGGTTTTCATAATTTTTGCTCTTGGTCTACTCTCTTTTGAATTTCCTCTATTGTCTCCGGAATCTCATCTATTATGGTTTTACATGATCTACATGCATAGCCTTTTAGACTGTAGATTCTGGACTCCTGGATCTTGACAATCTCCTGATCAGTCACCTTGTCGCAATCTGAACAATATCGTTGCAAGAGTTTCATTTATTCTTAGGACCTGTGTTAAATGATCGTTGTTTTTTTATTTTCAGCCTAATATTACGGCCTTGATTCATAGCGTTTACTCCTTCAGTCAGACTGACTTGATTTCCAACTATGTTTTGATTCGTTCTGGATAATTTGGCCAACTTGAATTGCAAGACCATCATGTTTGCGATGACTAAAAAAAATGCATATGCTACTAATTGTAGTGAGTAGAAGTATAGCACTACCGGAATTGATACCATTGCTATGTAATAAAGTACGCTTAGTACTTGAGCGAGTTTGTCAAGGATTTTCATGTTTGTTTGTTTAAAGATAACGATTATTAAATTGAATATCAATAAGTAAATTGCCGAGTGCTACTGACCAGAATACATATAATTAAAGGCCCAATCTTTTACTCAAATATTGTACAATCCAAACAATTGATGCTCCACATATTATTCCAATTAATAATTCCATTGCTCAGAGTTTCGATTCAATTACATTGACAAAATCTTCAACGGTGTTCAATTCGTGATCCAACAATTTGTCCTCAATTGATATGTTAAATTCTTTTTCGCATTCCATAACTACATCGAGTTTATCTAATGAGTCACCATCAAGATCTTCCTTGAAACGGGAATTTAATTTAATGGGACTCTCATCGAGTATTTCACAAATGATTTTTTTTGTTTTCATTGCTATTTCAGCTCGTTCCATAATAGTATAATATTAAATAAGTTATTGTTGATCCAAATCCGAAACCCAGGATAAGAAATTTTATAATCAATTTTGTTTTAGCTTTTATGAATGGGCGAGGCCCAAAATCATCTTTCAATGGTTCATCTCTCATTTTAGTTTAGTTTGATAAGAACTTTATAATTAAGTGAAAAATATACATCGAGGATAAGAATCCTGCAGTCCATATCAATATCCACATCAGTGAATGTAATAACACAATACCAAAATCATTCCTATCCTTGAACATAAGCAGTGTTTTCGTCATCAATTATTACTTGCTGAATACCAATGGCTGATGGATCCATTTCATTGATTATATCAATATTTGATATGTCAAGGCATTCATCGTTACCCTCTTCAGTACTCACTAGATTTCCTTCAATCTTATCGACTTGAGTATATCTATGCTCAATGTGAGTGTCCCTAACATCTAATACTATTTTCCAATGGACTTTAACTCCCACGGCTTCAGTCATAAATGGAGTATGCACTAGGAACATTGATTGAGGTGTTATGAAATTTAACTCTGTCATAGTCTTCTAAATTGGTGTTGTCATAAATTTATCAATCAATTTTTGAGAATCAGGATTATTTGGATTCCCATTGTCCAATATCCCGCTATCGAGTAATGCCCTAGTTCTCTTTTCAGCTTGCTTTCTACTGATATTTAATGTTACCATTGTAACATTTACACTTTTTTTAAATAACTCCTGTGCTTCTTTTTTCGAAATTGGTACTTTCATAACCTTTAGTTAAATTTAATTCTATAGTTCTTTTTCATCAAAATTGTCCTCAATATACTCCATTATTTCTACCTTGTCTGTCCGCATTAAGCGTTTCCCGGATTCGAATTGAAATGCAGTGACGTTTTCACCCCAAAACTCTTTCAACCAGTAATCCGGCACGTTAGCCAATTTTTCACCTTTGTACTTTCCAAATTGCATTATTGAGGTATCAGTGAGTGCCACCATTTTTTTTTATGTTTAGTTGTACCAAATATTAATTCTAGTTTTAGTTTGGATCGTTCTCTTCTCAATTCACTGTTTTCTTGTTGAATTTGTTCTATATATTTGGCTACTTCACCTTCAATTTTTATTGATTCTCCACTCGGAGTTTCTAAATATCCTACCATTTTAGTTCTTAAAGTTTAAAATTTGATGCATTAAAACGCATCATAATACTCTATAATTCGCAATGCTACCCACAGCGATTATGCCGATGTTAGCAGCTATACTACAATTGCTCAAAATGGACAGAGTTGAACCCCTCATTTTTTACCTCAATCAAATAAACATCAGTGTGCCATCTTCCCACTTCTGTATGATCTACTGTATATATTCCCCCCACAGTTAGGTGTTTGTCTGCGTGTTCCTTATGGTGATCATAACCACCTTTACCAGTGTATTTTACTTCTGTTCCTTTTTTTTCGTAAATATCCATTTCAATATAATTTTAGTTGTTAATTCTCCGTACAGATGGTTTCTTTTGCCTACCCGCCTGTGCGTATAAGCTGTTTAGCCTCCTTATGTACTTCATCCAATATTTCTGCTATCAGCTTGGCGTCTGGATGTTTTAATAAAGAAAAGTTCTTTTTTGCCTGATCCCTCGTTGTGAATCGACCTAGTTTTTTATAGTAGAGTTCCGCTATTTCGGTTTTGTTGTATGCTTTATGGATCATAGTACTATCCCATCCGCTTTAGCCACTATGATCATCTCATCAATTTCGTCAATAATATCATTTAGGTCTATCCCTGTTGCGGAAGTTTCACCCCCTGAATTTTCACTATAAAAGACCCACTCTGTGTGAGTACTCGAAATCCATGTTTTTTCAATAATAAACTCCCTGTATCTTATTTTTTTATCTTCTACCATTGCTCTAAAATTTAATATTTTCGTTCATCATTAAGCAAGAATAAAATCCGTCCAAAAATGATATACAATTATCCTCATCCAGCTTGACTGTCACTTTTCCGTTTACAGTTATTACAAACCTCATTTCGCCAGCTAATTCTTTCTGTGAAACTGTTACCGTTGGCATTCCTGTTAGTTTGTTGATTTTGTCTGCTAATCCTTTCATCTTCGTATTGTTTAATTGATTATGAAGTAAAGATAAGACATTAGTCTTATATATGCAAGTCTTTTGTCTTATTTATTTAATAAAAATTGCCTCCCTAAAAAAGAAACCAGAAGATAACATTATGTATCAATCCATTGAAAAAACGGATGATACAAACCACGTTATGTCTCATGATTTAACACATCCATAATTAGCTACTGTTACTAAGCCGCTTCTGTTATGTCTGAGTATCTGGCACTTTGTAAGGTACCAACCCTAGCAATTTCATACTCAGCTTGATTATCGTATATCGATATAGAAACTATGTTTGTTATGATGTGCTGATCTTTAACCCTGGATATTACGATATAATGCATATACAATGGGCTCTTAGCTTTTATAAAGGCAAAATGCTTAGATTGCTGCCAAAAGTCATTGACGTTCTTGTTTTGGCTAAATAACTCAATAGCGTAGTCAGGTACTTTGTGGTTTTCCTTCAACTGTCCGTGTAAAACCGAGTACACGTCGTGATTAATGAACTCCTTTCTTTTAATTTCTACCATCCTTTTTTTGTTTTTAATGTTACAATAATCTTATTTGTATTGTCGATTCATGAAGTATTCAATATCGATAAAACTCATTTTAGTTCAACGTTAATCCCACTTTAAACCTACTCCTGTTCCAAACGAATTTCCTTGTTCAGAAAGGTCTGGTGGTATTAGATCGTTGGGATCTTCATCGTCTTGCAATGCTTGGTATTCGCATGCATCGCATTCTTGGAATTGTATTTCGTCAAATCCCCAAATAGCCTGGCATTGAGGACATTCTGTCAACTTATTAGTTTTCATGACTGTAGGTTTTTATAAAACTGTTCTGCTAGTTTTATATAGGAGTAATATTCTTTAATCTCATTGTCTGAATAACCTTCTTTTTTTCCTAGCTTTTTATACACCTTTTTGAAGGTAGATATTGACTTACAGTGACATCCTATAGATATTTTACCAGAACCTACATAGCTAATTGTGTGTTTAGATCCTGATAAATAGAATCCTGTTACTATATTTTCACAGTTTCCTATGAAGGCACGGTATCTTATGAAGGCATGGTCTCCTATGGAGGCACGGTCTCCTATGGAGGCACGGTATCCTATGAAGGCATGGTTTCCTATGGAGGCATCGTTTCCTATGGAGGCACGGTATCCTATGAAGGCATGGTTTCCTATGGAGGCACGGTATCCTATGAAGGCATGGTTTCCTATGGAGGCACGGTCTCCTATGGAGGCATCGTTTCCTATGAAGGCATAGTCTCCTATGAAGGCATCGTCTCCTATGCAGGCACGGTCTCCTATGCTTATACTTCTTTCTATAAGCTCACTTGATAAGTCTTTAATAGAGGTGTACTCAAATGATTTCCAATTGTAATTTTTACCTCTTAAACATATTACTTTCATGATGTTTGCTCTTGATTAATTCTATATCAAATTTATACTTTTAAATCATAAAAACAAATTATATCAAGTTTTTTTTTTGTAATTCTCTTTTTTCAAGTCTATAGATCATATTTTCGCAAAAAGCAATCTTTCTTTCTTTTGGTACTTTCTCACCAAAATATGGCATTTGATTATGAACATTCCCGTTCATACAGTTTCCCGTCTGTTCTATCTCTCTGATTCTGTCTTGCCACATCTTGATAAACCCGTTCTCGTTTGAAGTAAGAGTCATTTTTTTTACATTTTTAGCGTTCACAAACATTTTAAAATCATGCTTGGAGCATTCGCACAATTCGTTATTTCTATTCAAATACAACATCACGGTTTAAATCTTGGTAAATTAATTCTTTTACGGTATCCCTCCGGATCATGTAATTTCACGAAATTCATCCGTATTGAATAATTTTTATGCTCTTTAAAAGCACTATTTTTGTACGATTCCCAAGAATTATGGCAAACAGAACAACTCAGTGACCAATTAAGAGGATCCCATATCAACTCTACTTTGTGCAATTGCTTACATCTTGCTTGAGATATCGAGTGATCCCTATGCTCTGCATGTCTTTTATCACAGCACTTGCACATTGATTCTATCGGTTTCGTATTTTCTGAATAAGCCTTTGCCCTTCTACTATTAATTTGTGTTTGTGTTAATTCTTCGCCCGTAGTTGTTTTGTAACAACTCTTTTTTCTGCTAGTTTTTTTTGGATAGGGCCTAAACATGTTTCCAAGTTTTCAAATTACAAATTTGGCTAATGACTGACACAGATACATTATATTCAATAGCCAAATCCTTTAAACGTGAGAAGTTACGTTTTTCTCTTATTTCTTGAACTTGATTACTGGTTAATTTAGAATTGCCATTAATTTCTCCAAGTGCTGGGGTATTTCTACCCATAGCAATACAATGTTTCATATTACCTATTGCGTCAGTCCATTCTAAATTTGAATAATGATTGTTTTTTGGATCTGAATCTAAGTGATTCACAACATTATATTTTTCAGGATTTAAATTTCTTACAAAATGAATTGTAACAAGCCTATGAACTTTGCGCGGACATATTCGTCGGTTACTATCTACTAACTTCACAAGAGGATACCCATCTTTATGATCACCAAGCCTCAGCATTTTTGAAGGCCACTTTCTATAATAAAATGTTGACTTATGCTTGCATAATATCTTTCGCTTTACTGAAAATATTCTGCCGTGGTTTGACACTAAATAATTATCAAATCCTTTTATTGATTTCCAAACTTCTTTTTCCATGATTCTGAATTTTTGTGGACTGAATTAAAATAGGGCAACGGATTCAGTAACCGCTTTCATCAGGTAATTACTCCATGACTGAGCCCTTTGTAATATACTATGAATTTTCTCAAGATTCAATCTCTGCTAGCTCCTTTTCCTCTTCTGCATCAAGAATGCTGGTTTGATTTGCATCTACCAACATTTCAACCTCTCCTCTCTTTTCCTCATATAGATAAGCAAACACCTCATCATAGATTGCTTTTGTTGCACCCTCGATTTTATCTTCAAATCCAAGACTACTTCCAATGAATTTGATCCTCTTGGAATTGATTGCCTGGCCATCATAAACTCCAGTGATCACACATCCTTTGTTTTGATCTGATCCTGATAGAGCAACTCCTGTGACAGAAGTATCCATCAATGCACTTGCACTTGATATTTCTGCGACCTTTTTCTGAGCTGCTGTTGCCTTAAAATCAGAAGCCTTGATGACAATTTCAGCATTCAACAATCCGTGAACTCTTGCGAGAGGGTCTTTCAATAATTCCAGTTGGCTTGTCAAATCATCGTGAGGGACAAACGTGAAATCATCGTTTATCTTCTGAGTATGTACTGTGTTCTCTTCACTGAATTGAGCTTCTGCTTCAATGTGAACGACTCCAGCTTTGATTTTTAATTTCTTCAAAGTGAAATCCTTTTTTTCTGGTTTCATATTCATTGTATTATTTATTTGTTTAAAAATTATTTATTAGAACGAGCATTAAAACGCTCGATAACAGACGCTCAAAATGCATTGAAAAAACGCGTTTTAGCTTGATGTTGTAGTGAATTACGGTTCGTAACCACATTTAATACACCTTATTGGTTTATACGGGTATCTACTATCCCTAACGGCTTTCATATCATGTTCACATAAAGTCCCATCTTGTAAGTCTCTGATTATAGATTCCAGCTCTCGTATTCTTGGTCTTATTGCCGAAGAAAATCTACCGCTTGTTAAAGAACTTTTACTGTCCTCTAGTCTCTTTTTTCGGGCTAGTAAATACCCTAACATTTCAGCTTCCTCCATATTCTTAAATTAAAAATCTATAACATAAAATAAAACCCCATGCTTTAGCCGATGTGAGAAACTAAATTGCTACCCGTGAGCGGCACCATACAGCATGACGTTAGCTGCACGGGGTTTATTAGATCGTTAGAATGAATACTACATTTCACTCTTATCGTAATCTTTATTTTTGTCAAACTTCAAATCTCCCGTATTTTCACCAAGAGCAGCGTCTACCTCTACCCTAAAACATTCTAACCTTTTCACTTCGCCTTCTCTCATTAAATCTCCTGCGATTAATACTCTTGCTTCTAATTCTTTTTGTGTTAACTTTTTCATCTTAAAATATTTTGGTTGTTAAATCCGTATTCATTCTAACATTATCTATAAATGCACCCTGTCGGGTCGCTAACGCTGCATTATAGATTTAGCGTTAGCATTAATACTACGTCAGCATTTCAAACTCAGTAGTTATTGTCTTCTTAATCTTAATTAATTTCGCATTGCTTAAAGCGTTGTAATAACTTATTTGGTTTTCTGACGTTTTATCTGTTGGTTTTTTACAAAATTCAGGGTTACTTATATCAGCTCTTTCTATATCGCCAAAGTCCATATTATCCCATTCTTGTTTTCCCCAATATTTACCGTCATACTCAGCAACTACACCTTCAATTATTTTAACTTTTTTCATTCTATATACGGCTTATAGCTGCTTGTGTGGGCATACACTCCTTGCTCTTTTTCTGACATTTTGAAAGTTTCAAAGTCATGTAATACTTCTATTATTTTCTGATCTTGATTCATAGTTTTGTTGTTTTAAATCGCACTATTGATACACTTACCATTATGATCCATCTGGTATAAACCAATCATGACCACATTTACAAAAAATCCTAGTCCCTGAGAACTTATTTTTTTGTTTATAATAAAATTCTCTTTCTGCTACTTTATCCGTTTTCGGACAGGAGCATTCTTCCATTCTTGAACCGTTTTTGGCTCGAATCTTACCATGTTCTCGCATACCTTACATTGAATTTTTTCAGTGTCTATATGATAACAGCACAAATAAATACACCCACATAAATCACATTCAATAAATCCTGATAACCATTTAATTTCTTTTTCTTCCATAAATCAACTAATCATAACATTTCACTCCACACCTCCTATACGGGCGTTTTCAACTACGTAGAAAAATATAGTCAATGATGATATATGGTTGTTAGCAATCATTAAGATGATCTGCTATTTTATCCGCTAATTTTTTAGCATCTTCAAAATCTAATTCATTACTAATATGGCAGATTACTCTTCCAGTTGTATTGTCTCCTATCGCTACATTTTCCCAATCGGCTAATTGAATAGCTGTTACTATGTAACGATTGCTAACACTGGCTATATCGCCATTTTTCTTAGTCTTGCTCATAATTCAAATCTTTTGTGGTTATTAAAAACAGCGTATAGCCTTACCATTGTGTGTAATGCTAAAACTCTGCGCTTTCATCAGATTGCTTAAGAAGTCTTGCAAATACTTCTACAAATTTTTCTTTTTTTGATAGTTTGTGTTCACCCATTGCATCTAAAATAATATGTACTTTTTCGTGGTAGAATGTGTCTACTGTAATACACTCAGTTACTTTTTTGCCTTTGTATTCAGAGCAGATATTTATTTGGTTATCTGTAAAGCTACAATCACCTAACATGCCCTCATTGCTTAATCTTACGTTATCAAATCGTACATTTATTGTAGAAGCAAACACGTTAAATTTTTTTGGTATTTTCATTCTAATTAATTTATGAATTAGGTTCTTTTATGGCTATGCCAAAATTCTCAGCTCCTAGAAATATCAAATCTTCTATAAATTCAGATGCTCTGTGATTTCCAGCAGCTTCAATCGTGATTGTGTATTTCAAATTAAATTCTCTGTCTGTCTCATGCATGATTGAACTCATCTTCCTTAATCTCAAGTCGACTTCCTTCGGGGTCAGTCGCTCTCCTTGTTTGTGTTTGTAAGCTTTTTGGAATTGTGAAACTATTACCCGTTTGTAATATCCGATTAGTGCTTCACTGGTTCCAGTCTCGATGACTGTAATGTCCATGACAAATTGTTGGTTTGGCCATTGGCTTAAAAATTTACTTAACTCAGGAGCATTTCCGAACATCAATTGACCTTTATTGTTTGTCTGTCCGAACAATATAAAATCTCTGTCTTTCATAATATTTGTTTAAAAATGGAGTAGCGGATTTCGACACACGCTACTCCTAATAAAAAAATAAACACACTACTTTCCTTCAATATATTCGTTGATTATCAATTCATCCTGTCCCCTCTTCACCTCCTCTATAAATCCCTGGTAACCATTCTTTTTGGCAAAATTCACAATGTCTCTCATCTTTTGGGTTCCAAGAGATTCGCCCTGTGCAATCTTGAAAACTTTTACAGTTGGATTCATGGCAATGATCAATTTCACTGCCACTTCCATTTCTTGAGAACTTGAAACCTCTCCATGAGAAAATGGTATTCCATTGAGAAACAATCCTTGTTCTGTGAATGTCAATCCTTTGACTGGAAGAGGGGAGTTTTTCATCAGCTTTGTTTTCTCGTCTTCAAGCTTTACAATTTGATCATTGTATTCTGAACGAGATGTCTCAAGTATATCCAATTCATCCTTGACAACAACATATTCTTTGACCGAATGACTTTTATCATTATGTACCTCCGCCTCTTGGATCTCAGTTTCAATTGCAATCGAGTCTTGCCTTTGATTTTCCATCAACCATTCTGTTGCCGCTCTTTGTTTTTCATTCAGCTTGTTAAGTTCAACTACCCTATCAAATTTATATTTTTCAGCTTCCTTCTCAAGTCCTTTGATATATTTCTTCTGTTCGTCGATGGTCATAAGACTTGCCTGAGAATATTCGATAGTCTCTTCATCAAATTTCTCAATCTCTCTTGAACGTTCCCCCTTTCTTGTTTCAACATCCAATATTTTGTTGTTCGCTGTAATGGCTTTTTCCTTGGCATTATAAAGATCCTTAATGCTCTTTTTGTCAGAGAAATTTTTGACATCGTCCGGAGTGATTTCAGATTTGTCTAATATAGATTTGTTGGCTTTGTGTTTGGCGTTCACTTCTTTTCTTGATTCCTTGGTTTCTTCAACTTCAGTTTCAATCTCTTGAAGTCGTTTCACCACATCTGAATCTAATAGGCTCTTGACAATTTTGACTTGCTTTCTCTTGCCCTCAGCTGATGAACTCCAACCAATGAACTCATTTGCATCAAATGCACTATAGTTGAAGATCTTCTGAATCATGGTCTTGTTGTCAGACTTCATGCCATCAGAATTTTTTATGGTCAACGTACCTCTTGGATTTGTCTCTGAGAACCTGAGCTCCACATCATACTCACTGTCTTTGTCCTTGACGGTAGCCCGGGCAAATCCCTTTTCCTTGCCCTGCTTCAGAAGATTGCTAGATCTGTCTCCAGTTAATAATGTTGTGATGGCGTTTAGCAATGTTGATTTGCCAATTTCGTTTTCCCCGGTGACGAGATATACATTTCCTTCAAACTCGCGCTCGAACTCTTCGATGGCTTTGAAGTTTTTTAATTCTAGTTTCTTGATGTACATAATATGTTTGTTTATTTACTAATTATTTAAGAGTTTAACTATTCAGGTAGGTCTACCCATCTAACTATTTTTGTGAATATTAAAAAATCGTTATTATCGTACCAATCTTCAAACGTTGATCCATCGATAGTACCTTTACAAAAATGTGCAATATACCTTTTTCCTGCTTTGTCTTCAGCTATTACTTCGTCACTGTTTCTACCATCCCAATTGCCCGTTTTGTATGCATTTGGTGTATTTTTGTCTGCATTTATCCAATCCATTATTTTTTATTTAGTTTCCTATTTGAGTAGCAAGTTTACCTATGAAACCGTCTCCGCCTGGAATCATATCCAATTCGATCAGTTGTTTTGTTCTTTCGTTAATATTGTTCATGGTTTTATTGTTTACCCGTACAAGACGTAATTAAAATTAGATGCATTAAAACGCACTATTTTTCTAAGTATGTTTCAATGGCACCAAGTAACCCACTCAATAAACTTCCATCTTTATCAATTAGCTCCTGTAAGTATTCGGGAGTTCTTTTGTAGTTTATATGGTGTTCACTTGCGTCAGGGTCTTGTTTCAAACAGTGCATAACATTAGCTATATGTAATGCCTGATTATCTGCTATCTGTTGGAATGCTTCTTCGTTAGTCATTGTCTGTGTTTTTATAGTTAGCGTAGTTCTCAGGCACTACACATAGCCTTACCATTATTCTAGTTGTTTTAATATCCAATCTGGTTCTAATTTTACTTTTCTATCAATTCTCTTATTGCTTTTTTCATGGTTTTATTGTTTACCCGTACAAGACGGAATTAAATTTTGATGCATTAAAACGCATCATAACAGTCAACAAGAAAGCATTAAAACGCTTCTTATTTTGGTGTTACCAGTAATACTATTTACTGCGTATTACTTGACCTACATCAAAATATGATCTTAGTTTTTTACCTGCGTTATATCCACTAATCCCGTGATCCGCTAGTTTCGCAAAGTATTGTACCTCTCGTCTAAGCGATGTTTTTTCTGGGTATGCTTGTTTCATCATTTGGCACGATTCAAACAACGATTCAAAATTACAGGCGTGTTTTATAGATGCCTCTTCTAGTATTTTAAATATCGTTATTTTTTCTTCTATGTAGTTCTCATCGAACCATTCTATTATTTTGTCCATTTCAATTATCTTTAGTTTTTAATTCACCGTAATACTGGCAACATTATCTATATTCCATATTTGCTAAAAAGCAAATCCGATAACATAGATTTAGCGTTATGTGCAAGGCTACGTTAGTGCTTCGATAGTCAATTTTCCGTGATATATCATTATGTTCAAAAATGGATTGTACACCTTCCAAATAATAGTATAGTGTTGTCCATCTTTTCCAAGAAAATCATCGCCTTTGTTTAATTGAATTATCCCTTCAATTTCGGCTATTGATTCCATAAATCCTTCCGTGTAAAATGTTGTTTTGTTATCCATTTTTTTAATTAAATTTAGTTCTGATAAACCGACAAGCACATAACACGGTATGATCAAATCATGTTCCTATCGTCACACGCTTGATATACAGGCGTTATAGTTTATTGAAACAAAACGATAACAAGGGATAAAAAACAAATACCCCTTGCCACCCACACCTATAGCGCATTAACTCTTGCTGTCAAGCATCTCCAGTATGTTCTCATTGCATCTAGCTGAATAAGAAGCATTGTTTTTTGAAAATCTCCTACCGTATCAATTTTATCACTTTGGGTAAAGTCATACAGTTTTTCAATTTTCTCTTGTAGTTGGCTTTCCTCTTCTGCAAGCCTTGTTTTAAAATCACTCATTTTACGATATATTTAAGTTTTGAGCATAAATCCCCACGATCAAAAAAGGGGTATTCGTTTCTTATCCAGACGTTATTCTAGTTGTTTTAATATCTCCAATATTTAGGAGCATCTAGTATTAAATTAGTGTCGCATCCTGTTGATCCGTCAGTAGCAAATCCTTCACCAAAATATCCATTTCCTCCACCAACACCAGCCAACATACATCTTCGATATGCAGTATAGTCCATTGTTTCCGCAGAATTAATACCATCTTCTGATGTTTCCACATTCGTTTCAAGTTCTGGCAGCTTATCTTTTGTTAATATCCAATTCATATTTTCTCAAGTATCCAATCTGGTTCTAATTTTACTTTTCTCCTGCCAAATTCAGCAATGCATATTGCATCCGAATTCCAAAGAGCTGTCTTCATTCCTGTGATGTCTGAAGCAAACCTCTTGTACCTCTTTTTACGATCCTTTGATTCTTCTTTTGCTTTGACTAGGTTCAAATATTTCTGCCAGACTCTTGGCATGACTTGGATCATAGGGACTCCAAGAATATTGATGATAGTTTTGAGTGCTTCATAATTTGCAAGCATCTTAACTATTTGAAATTGCTTTCCTTTATTGTCACTTGGACGCATGGATACTTTTTCAATGAATACAATTGCATTGTGTCCTTTTGTGTATATAGACAACATCTCTATTAATATGCCAACATTAGTTTCATTTCTTTTTTTGCCGTTGACAGTTACTTCTCTTTTTGGCATTTTCATTATAGCAACTTTATTGTTTACAATCACAGCTATTCCACCAGATACGCCGGGATCAATTCCAATTATTAAATTATACATGCTCTTGGTTTTAGTTTAAAATTTCAACTCTGGTATTTTATGCTCTGATTCCTCCAATATATCATACATTTCTTTATTGGTCATATGTTCCTTTCCTAGAGGACTGTAACCATCAAAAATATACCTTCTTTTTTTTTTATCAAATTGAATTTCCTGTACAGATCCGCGTTCTGCAACTAAATCTTGCATTCTTTGTTTAAGATTGTGAAATATTACTTCAGGGCTTGTTATCTCATGTATTGAATTTGGCCTTTGAATAGAATAAATTGCATCCATTCCATTATCCCACGCCGCACCACCGGACAACATGTATTGATTGCAAGGGACTAATATTTCTTCATTCCCTTTTTTTACAATCCTAGATACTCCGCTCTTTGGATGGGCAATCCAATTCATTGAAGCGTTGATTTTAATTGCCCACTCTTTGAATCTGGAAAATACATCGTTTAAATGTTGATCGTCTCTCTTATTAGTTTCAGGCTCTATGTTTTTGAATGGATCAATTAATATTCCGTCGTATCCTTCACGCTCATAGACACGTTTTAAAATTATTTCTATGTCTTCAACTTTCTTTTTTCTTGGGTCTAAAAAAATGAATTTGCTTTCTATCCATTCTTTTTGTTGTTTAATTTCATCTATGGTCATCAATGGTATTCTCCCGTTGTATTTTTCGTGAATATGCTTGTATGGAGTTTTTCCAGTCACACTAGCCATTATATCATAGGCCAATACGTTGTAATGAACTTTTACTTTGCCGTCTACAAAGTTGGCTCCCTTCATTTCAGGCGACCAAATAACCCATTTCCAATCACTCATTAATGATTTTATCGTCATCATAAACAATGTGAATTGAGTCTTTCCATCATTAGGGAATCCGGTCCAGCAATTTTGATGACCTCGCATCCATGCGAAATGTTTATTCATATGACCAATCATACAAGGGTCTGCAATCTGTACACCGTTGGCATGATCTTGCTTCATTATCTCTAAATCAAGACTAATTACATCCGGATCTTTTTCCTCCTTGAATCCGTTTAGGCTCTTTTTGCCTTTTAAAAACTCATCTAATCCCATTGATTACTTTTTTAGCGTTGGCAACTCTTTTATTCCTGTAGTCCAAAAAGGCAACAATTCGTGAAACCGTAGTTTGTGAGGCGTGAACTCCTAAATATTCAAGCAAATGATCTGATAATTCAAATACATCTTTTCGAATCACGAGCATTGTTGCTTCATTTAATAATTCTGTCTCTACTGTTTTTTTGCTGTTAATTGATAGCTGAATAAGTAAGCTCGATAAAAGTGTTTTAAATCTACCCTCTAGCAACTTAAGGCCTAACATATCCGGGTGGTTGGCTCCTAGTGAATGTATTTGAGAAACAAGAAGATCCCGTAGTCCTTCGTGTTTGGTTTTTGAAATACATTCTACCAAACATAGACTTTCTGCATTGGCCTTTTTTAATATTTCAAAAAAATATCGATATGGCTTACCTGGGTAATTTGTGAAATCATATGGCTCTAAGAATGAAACCATTTTGTATTTGTCTTCGCCAAAACAACTTCCTATTATTAATGCTTCTAGTTCTTTCATGATTGGAAGTAATGAGCGTTGTTAGAAGTTTGTTTTACTATTTCCTTTTTGTTTTTCTTCAACCACTTATTAGCGGTTAGGTAAAGGCTTTTATATTGCTTGTTTTTACTGTAGTTTTTTATATCGTCTAATATTTCATTTACATCTGATGTGCTATAGATCTGGGTTAGCTTGTTAAATTCATCATTAGTAATTGATAGATGATCGAAAGATCTATTTATACCTTTTATAAATGGTTTAGTGGTTATGTTGTTTAGTGGTTTGTCTACAGGTCCATTGCTTATCCCCATGTTTTCCGTTTGCTTATCCCTATGGTTCATGATTGCTTTGTCCAATGCTTTTACCTTTTTTGGTAAAGCACTCGTTAAGCAAATAATGTTTGCAGAGTACTGGTTAGAGCTTTTTTGTATTAAATCAATAAAACCCCATTCAATTAAGTCGTTGAAATACCTAATGTAGGTGCTGGCCTTCTTTATACCTATTGCATCACACACCATCATAGTAGGAAAACCAAACTTTTCCCTGTCTCCTAAACGGTTACAATGCTCAATAGCAAAGAAGTAAATAGCTGCATGATTGGGTGAAATCTTTTCTGGGTTATCAAAAGCCCAGTTCCAAAAGTTCCTAGATATGTCATATGTATTCATTCCGAGAGAATTAAATGATGAGAGATAAAAAAGATGGGCAGCCCTCTCGGTAGCCTTGTCAACGGGGATCAGTCCGTTCAAGCCCTTGTACTGCAAATATACAAATATTAATCCTGAGTTAAAAATGAACATCGTAGCATTTCAGTTCACCTTTCTTTTTCGGTTTGAATTGGTCTATTACTTCCTTTGGAGTAGATCCTGTAAATATTGCTGATTTGTGGAAATATCCCTCGAATGTTATTCCTTCAATAGTGTTCTGTTCAACGTTTACCCGACAAAAATCCTCCCCATTTTGATGTGCTACTTTCATCATGTCTTCATAGAAATCATTGAAAGAGTATTCATCGTTATACTTCAATATTATTAAAGCAATTTTTCTTAGTAATTTTTTCATGGTTTTATTCGTGTTAGTCTTTCAAATTGTTCTTTTTCACTTTTGTCCAATCTTTTTCTAAAGTCAGTATTTTCTTCAGGTAAATCCATGCCTAAATCTTCATACTGTTCAGCAATAAATATCTCTTCGTTACAGTTGACGCAAGCACCGCTGTAAACCCTACATCCACAATTTTCGCAACTATCCATGTCTTTACTATTCGTCTCCAAATCCTTCCGGATAATTAGGTTTATAATATTTAGGTATCTCCATATTGAAATACTCTTTTAGACCAAATAATCTGAAATCATAGCCCATGTCAAAATGCTTGTTGTCAAGACAATATCTGAATGCCTGCAACAATCCATTCCATTCCTTGACAGCGGCATCAACATATCTAGTATCACAGAAATTGATGCTCACATTAAAGGGCTCGTCAGTCTCTACTACCAAGAAAATAAATTGAGGGAATCTGAATTCAATGTTTTTGTATCCTTCCAGATATCCTCCTGTTTGAATCTGATAGCCATAGTTTACAGCATCTCTCACAAAATCCTTTGGGTCAGCACTCTTGGAGCTCTTGAGATCCACAATGAAATCTGTATCCCAGGCTGTGCTCTCAAAATCTACATAGCTAACGATTGGAAGATCTCTACTTTTGTCCCTCCATAGCAATTTCCGCTGAACATTCTTTTTGTGTTCAATCAACGTTCTCGCCTGTTCATTGTCCATCAATGCAGTTCGACAAGTTTTAGCAATGACCATCATTTCCTTTGTGACCAATGTCTGTTTGTTCTCCTGAGCATCTGCCAACATACCAGCCCACTTTTCTTTGTCCGCGTTGGATCTCTTTGCGAACTTCTCATAAACAATGAACTTTTTCTCCAAGTCTTCTGGAGTCAATACCAAGCAATCAATCAGAGAACCTAATATGAATGCATCCTTTGGCTCCCACGGCTTGTTCAAGTATTGGATGTAGTGTTTAGGCGACTTTCCAAAAGCCTTCAATGAAGACACACTCAATGGCCTATTTTCAATGAATGCTTGGTCAACTGTTATTATATCACTCATAATTGCTCTTGGTTAACTTACTTATTTCTGAAGTTTGGCCAGCTCATCAGTGTAGAATTCAGCACTGGCCATTCCTCCATCTTCCTCTTCATTTATCTTATCAATGATTTCTTTCTTCAGTTCCTCCACCTGACATTCTTGAATGGCATCTGACAGCTTCTGTCTCAAATCAATGATCTCCCTATTGTCCCCAGTTCCTTTGATCAACGCATGATATTCAGCGGTGTCATCCCGATTGATATCTCTTCCAAATGTCTTTCCTAAACTCAGACAAGCATTTTTGAAACAATCAGCTTTGAGACTGGAAAACATGCCCATCTGTAGAGCAGTTGGCTTCTTATGCTTGATTTCATTAGCCCATTCATTTTTCTTATCTTTTGGAATAGCATTCGGATAGTTGACCATGATTTGAGTGGCCATCGCACCAGTTCTTGTAATCCACATCTTAGCAAATGGATGATAAACACTTAAATCAATTGACGCTGCAACTTCATTTTCAATTACCTCCCATCTGAAATTTTCAGTTTTCCACAATCCAAAAAACAATGTGTCCAATCTCATTTCCATTCTCGAAATAGGAAGATACTTTGCTCCTTTTACAAGTGGATGTTCTTTCAATTCCTTTGGATCAACTGGTTTATTTAGGAATGCAGTAAATGATTGCAATTCTCTCAGCCAATCCTTTCTGTCGTTTTCATTTGGTATTTTTATAGGATCTAATGTTTCCATTTTACAAGTTGTGATAAATTAGTGAAAATGTGATGATGGCTGTTGGATAGACTATTGCAAAGAAATAGGCACCAACAAGTTTTCTTCTCTTTTTAATTTTACTGTCAGACCTTGAGAACTTTTCCTCATACGAACAATAAACATAGTAGCAATTTATAACTATCTCCAGAGCACAACCAGCGATTGCGTATTCAGTGAGCTCCAAGAATATCAAAAACATGATTGCAGTCGATATGATCACACAAAAGATGTAGTTCTGAATGGCTTTTGGATTTACCTCCCACTTACCTAAAATAATGAAACTCTCTTTCACATTTGAGATGTAATCAATAGCCCAATAGGTGTGAGGGTAGTTAGCAATAATACTTGCGCATGCGAAAAATAGCATTGTGTTTTGTAATGTCATGATATACTTTATTTTTTTGTTGGAAAATACTTTTCATACTCTTCATCGAATACCGATGGTTTACCAAATACAAAGTTTGGATCCACTCCAAAAATATCACATACCTCCTTGATCCATGCTCTTTTGAGGTAGACAAGTTCATTTTCTTTCACCTTTCGAATGAGTCCGGCCACTTGATGATAATCTTTGTTGTCCGGATATAATTTGTGTCCAAATGCTTGCTGTGTGATCTTACCTTGATTCAAGGGTTTCTTATCAATAGCGTTTTGAGCTTTGGTTCTGGCGTTGTATAACCGCCTACATTTGTCTAAATGAAATAGCATATTATTGTTTTCAATTATTCTTCTCTGAATTTCTTTATTGCTTGATTTGATTCTATTAATCCAAATACATCAAAGTGCCATGATACCAGTAATTCAAACCACCAATACGGCATATCACAAAGCTTTGAATACATCCCTTCATCAAGATCAATGCTACCAAGAATCTTAACCCACTGATCATTACTTACAACTGATTTGGCTTTATCATATGGAACAAACTTCTCCCCGTTATGCTCTATCTCTTTAGTAAGGTCGAGGGGTCTTAGCTTGGGAAATAAATCTATACTTTCGCTATAATACATCAAAAGAGTATGTGAATTAAGAATACAATCCTCTGAATTATGGTCTTTACATATTAACCCATAAGGCATATAATGATGAATTACGTCTTTTAGTTGTTTCATTGCTCTTGGTTTAGTTTAAAAAAAGAAAGCCGAAAAAGAATGGATCTGAATCGGCTTTTTCCATCAACCAAGAGCAACTTGTTCGATAGGAATTCAAAGATAGTAATTTATTTATTGAATACATGCTCTTGGTTTTTATTTGTTTGCTCTTGGTATTAATTATGTTTCAAAACTACAAACATTAAAATTACTATGCAAATGTTTTTGTGTTTTTATTGCATAAAAAAAGAGAGTGCCAACCATAACACTCTCTAAAACCACGTTATACAAACTTAATCAATTAACTTTTCTCAATATCTTTTTTCTTGAATATAGCAGTTGTCTTTTCTAATGTACGGCCTCCAAAGTAGAAGGACATAATCAACATACCCCATTGACCCAATAAACTCACGTATGCGTCACTGATGTTGAATCCATCTATGTTTCCATCAGTTACTGCAAAGATTGAATACAGCGTGATAATAACTATCAATACGAGGGGTCTGATGTTCTTGCTGAGCCAGCTGTCAGACTTCATGTCATTCTCATGTCTCCTGCTCAATTCTCGTTCTCCTTCCAATGCAAATTGTTGTGCTTGCAATTGAGTCTGATTCAAGAGTTGTTGCATTTTAAGCTTTAACTTTCCTTTTTCCTCTTTGCTGGTGACCAATTCATCAATTAGTCCGGTTGCCCCCTTTAAAAATCCTCCACCAAGTAATTCTGTTATCTTTTTGAACATACTATATTTATATCAATTCTTTTTCAGTGTGTGCATTATTTGCACGTACTGGATTATATCAACTTGCTTTTAAAGTAAGCCCAATCAAATCCACTCCCAGGATCTACTTTTCTTTCTGGACTTATATCTGAATGCCTCAATACATCCTCTTTTTTTATATCGTAGTGGGTAATTATCCCATTAGACATCTCTATCAATGCATCCATTTGTTCAGGCTTAACCCAATCGGCTTTAATTCCATCTACAAAACTAGCATAGTCGTGTTCTCCTTCTATTAGAACCTCTATTCCTACTGTGTTAGTGTTGTGAGCTTTGGCGTGCCATGCTTTTAAGGTGGTTTTCCGGCACTTAATAAACTCTCCGTTAGGTCTTAATAGGAAATGAGCGGAAAGCCCTACAGACTGTAAAAACTCATCTGCATACATCCCATTGATTATTTCACCCATAGAATGAATGATTAATCTAGTAGGTGTTTGTGTTCCTCCTCCTATTCCTGAATATCTTTTTATTACATTCATAGTTCATTTCCTACCTATTATGCTTTGTATAACCGTTAAACCACTGATTCCGAAACTTCCAATTAGAGGCGTGACATAAATAAACCAATCTATTTCTTTGTCATAAAATATAATTGCCCAACTCATCAATAAGAATACTCTCAAGCACCAAAGAGATCCGTATAACACAATCATGTCTCTGGTATCTTTCTTGCTGAGTTTTCCGTCACTGTCTTCAATTCCTTCTTTTATCCAAGTACGGAAGTCTTTTGAAAACATTACCATGAATTCGGGTACAAACATTAATAGAACAAGTATTCCTAGTAACCATTCGGGAGGGCTGTTTTGTCCTGGTGTTAGTGTCATTTGTAAAACTTTTGGTGCTGGCGCCAATAATACATTGTACAACCAAATCATAACCACCTTTGCGCTAAATATCACTTTTGTCATTATTTTTTGAATGTAAGTAACAAACTATAAATACATAAACCTCCAACAATAGGCAACATCGGAATCATACCTCTAAATAGTAAGTATTCAACCAACCTGAATATTGCAAACCAAAGTAAAACCTTTGTTACTCTTGAAAATTTCCAACTTTTAGATTGGAGGTAAATACAGTATGACAAAATTATCTGTGAGCAAAGACTGCCTATATCATGCGCAATCCACTTTGGAAGGTCAGCAAAGTCTCTAAATAAAAATATATCGACCTTCTCTTTGATGTCTTCAAATGGCCACCACAAAAACATGAAGGCCAATGAAAGAAGCATCAATAATACTATTTTCTTTTCAGTCGTCACCCTCCCTAGGATCTGGTGGCAATTGTCCTGGATCTGTTGTTTTTATGATAAATTCGACATTATCTTCCACTACCAAGTTTTCAAATAATGCACAAATCATTTCACTCACTGACACTTTTTCGTCATTGATGTAACATTTCCCATTTACTTTTTTCAAATTTTTCATACCTTAATTTTACTCTTTTTTTAAAGGTAGTCATTTTTAATGAAATAACCCCCGCCGATAAAAATCGACGAGGGCAAACAAACATAATATCGATTATATCAAAGGGTTTTTATTTCTTCAATTTTAGCTGGAGTGATGTCTGCTGTTGATGATGATGTTGAAGACAAGCCTGCTGCTGCTGCTTTCAATGCAGCACCTCCGTCATTTGGAACAACTACCCAAGTGGTTTGTATTGCAGTTAAAAGTGCATTCAATTTAGTCGCTGTATCATCACGATCTGTTTTTAATTGATTGAATGCTGTTTCTAGTTCATTATATCTGACCATGAAGTCTGTAGCTCCTCCAACCTCCATGGTGCCATCTCCTCTCAAATATATTGATGTGCTGACAACTCCATTAGTATCCGTTGAATATATTCTGTGCTCTCCCCTCACTAATGAATCAAGCTGTGCAAGATTGAAGTATCCAATTATTATTGACTTTCCATCCTCTCCTGTTTCTGAATAGACTGCTCGCCATGATTGAGGAGCAACAGCATCCACGCCAAAAGGCATAACCTCATACGGAGTTTGCACATCTCCCTTTCCTCTCACAACTGCTTTAATTCGTCTGAATCCGTCTTGTATGAGGTGTGATATGGTTGTGACTATTCTCACGAGAACAACTGTTTTGGATCTTGATTATTATACACTTGAGGAGGAACACACGCAAGAGCTGCTGTCTTTTGTTTTGAATCAAATGACAACACAGTTTCCTCTACAAAGAATGCTGTTCTATTTGCCAAATATATCTCTGCAGATATTACATCAACAATGTTGTTTGGCTTGACTACTTCGGGTTTGTTTCTATTGAAAGAATTCAACCACTCCCAACGATCAGAAATAATGCTCACTCTTATGTTTCTCAATTCGTTTGCTCTAATATTTTTTACAGCATCGATTGCGGTATTATCGTTTCCCTGAGTTTGAGTTGCTGTAGTTGGCCGGAAGGATCCTATCAATGAATTAGTGATCGTTTCTTCGGCTGCATTGTCTGTGAACAAATCCGCTTGTTTTAGTATTGACAATTCACTATGCATGTTTTGACCATCAACTCTCAATGATATACTCTTAGCTGGAACTCCATCTCGATATGTTGCAATCGATCTTACATTGGTGTTGGCCCTGGTGATTACTAATTGTCCAAATTGATTATGAGTGATAATCAAATTTCTTTGAGAGGCTATTTGATCAAGAAAATTTGCAATTGATTGACTTGATTTTGCAGTCACCTCATCAATTACCTGATCTGCTATCCCTTGATCATTACTGACAACAACACTCAAATTGAAGGGCTTTAAAAGTTGTTCTGCAATTTGTCTAAGCGTCAATCCATTGAATTCAAACGGATAACTTGATAGAGGGATTTTTGAATCACTTATAACTCCCGTTTTGCTATAACCGCTAATCGTTGCAATTTTCTTTTTTGATTCAGAACTGAACGCTACACTCAATACAGTGCCGGTTAATACCAATTCGTCAGTTTCTGTGACTATTAGCTTTACATTTGGATATGATAACGGTTTGAAAAGTCTCCTATGAAGTGCATTCGTTGTATCAAAAACACCACTTAACATAAACTTACTTCCAACGGATGCATACTTCAAAGTGATTGTCCCTTTTGTGAAGAGATTATATTTATCTGATCCTAATTGTAGAGTGATTGCCATTATTTGTAATATACAACTTCCCGATCTTTTTTTATTTCCAATATCTCACTCAAACCGATGTTGTTCGTGTCTATGAATCTATCGAGATTCACATCATCTTCGTCCAGTCCATAAAATCTGTGACTCAATATTATAGCATTCGTGTCTGCTTCAACAATCACTATAGTTTCCAACTCACTATTTATTGCAATTTCACCTAATTTACTGAGTGTGAAATTAACAATATTATCTACTCCGGTGATCACGTCGGGATTCGGAGCATAACTATCAATTTCAGTTTGAGATACGGTTTGTAAACTATCAAGGCTTTCAATATAAAAGTTGTAGAAATCCAAAACTTGCCTGGTTACATCATCAACATCAACTCTACTATTATACCCTTCCGGATTGTTTACCGCAGCGATGGCGGATGTTGACACAAGATTTGAACCTTGAGTTTCAAAATATACCTTTTCATTCCTGGTAAGCCCCGTTAAATTTCCAAGTGACACGGCCAACCTCTCAAGTTGATCAGAAAGAGCCCTAATACTACCTTTTGCATTCTGTATTGTCCTGGCAGGAAATTCGACTGCTTCTTGTATCGATCTGATTGACTGTGCTGACGCTGTTGTGATGTTGGTCAAATCACGCTGCGCATCTCTAACTTTGTTTCTAAATTCTATTTTGTTTTCTTCAGTCTCAATCAGATCTTCATTCAACGATTGTCCAATATCAATATCCTCTGAAATAGTTGTGATTTCAGAGGGCTGAATATCTAGTGTTTGGATATCAAAGTTTGCAGCAGATATTTCATCCAACGAAGTTTTTTGTTCTTCGATTGTTTCTATTGCTGAAACCTCTCCAACCGGAAAAGGCCCAACAATAGTTTCAAGTACAAGCGCCGTGATTTCGCTCACATTCATCTTTCTATTGTCGTATTTTATTCGACGTGGTTGAACTATTAGTTCATCATACAACGGATGTGTGACCCTCCATTCGTTTCTGTTTTGAGTACTGATCCTAAATTCTTCAGATACATCAAGATTATCATCACCTTGAAAAAACAATTGTAATGAAAATGCCCTGCCTTTCGTTTCACCTCGATCAACCAAAGTTCCTCTGACCCCTCTAAAATTAAAGGTTGACATTTCGAATTCCTCATCCATTACGGCATTCATATAATCTGGAAAGAAAACTTTCCCGTCTCCAGTTTCAATACTCATGCCCTGTTTTACTCTTTCTACCCAACTCATCTGACTTTGTTTAATGCTCGTTTGGCATGTGATCTAAAAAACTTATTTGCTTGCAACTGCGCTCTTTTTCCAGCATTTAATGTAAATGGAATAGGATTTTTAATTCTCACTGACCTTCCCTTTTTGACAGTGTAGAGAGGTATTAATTTGATATTGAATTCTCTTGTTTTGATACCGCTACCCCTTTGAACTCTGTATAATATTTCACTTTTATCTCCTTTGTGCTTAATAACGGAGCCACTGCCAAACTTTTTTATCGCCTGTATTGAAGTTTGTATCAACTTTTTGGTAGGTGTTGAGGCTTTGCTGTCTTTGGTATCCAGAACAATATTAATATTTGATATCCTGTTTTTCTTTTTCACATTCTTCGAATGCTTTCCTCCAGTCCTGGCCTGATCCAATGGAATAAATGTACGTCCCGAAATATTCCCTCCTATTTGCTGTTGTGTTTGATCTTCTCCGGCTTGTTCCTTTTTCCCTCCCGCACTATCAACCATTCCTGCTTTGGATTGCATTCTATTGATATCAAAACCTTGTGCCGTTTCAACCCTACTGAATCGTTTATAAAATGATGGGTTTCTGTTTTCGAATGATTTGGCGGCTTCTCGTGGGAGTGTTTTCTTTTTCGTCTCAAATGCCACACTATTCAGTGTCTGTCTGACCGCAACAGGAAGTGCGCTCCTGCTCAACTTGTCCAGCTTTTTTGAGAACTTGATTAAATTGTCAGTATTTACATCTATTGTAGCCATCAGCTTAATGCAGGTGATGGATTAGGAATTACCGCAAAATCATACGTTTGTAAATCATCATTTAAGGTATCAACAAATGCAATCCTGTTACTACTAAGCGCGGTTACGGATAGTATACTTATTCCAGTAATATCTAAGTCATTCCCAACTTGAGCCCAATCGGCACCGTCAAAATCATAGGTTCTTAAATTATCATTTGCTGAGTCAACAAAAGCAATTCTACGGCTATTAAGTGCGGTTATGGCAGGGAATGTTACTCCTGTAATATTTAAATCATTTCCAACTTGTGCCCAATCTGTACCATCAAAATCATAGGTTCTTAAATCGTCATTTCCTTGGTCAATAAAAGCAATTCTATTACTACTAAGTGCGGCGAGTCCAGAGTTTGACATTCCGACAATATTTAAGTCATTCCCAACTTGAGCCCAATCGGTACCGTCAAAATCATAGGTTCTTAAATCTAGGTTTACGGTGTCAATAAAAGCAATTCTGTTACCACTGAGCGCGGTCATAGCGGGATTTTCTACTAAAGTAATATTCAAGTCATTCCCAACTTGAGCCCAATCGGTACCGTCAAAATCATAGGTTCTTAAATCTAGGTTTGCATCGTCTATAAAAGCAATTCTGTTACCACTGAGCGCGGCGATGGCAGGATTGTCCATTCCAGAAATATTCAAATCATTTCCAACTTGAGCCCAATCGGCACCGTCAAAATCATAGGTTCTTAAATCGTTATTTGTTGAGTCAACAAAAGCAATTCTGTTACCACTAAGAGCTGCGATCCCAGGAGTATCAGTTCCAACAATATTCAAATCATTTCCTACTTGCTTCCAAATTCTATCACCAAATGCAAAAGCATCTAAAGCGTTAATAAGTTGAAAACCATTCACCTCACTCTCTTCTATTTCATTTGGAGTAATCCCGGCAATCCTCATAATCTTTGCAAAAAACTGATGAGCATCAGCTGCAATATCCCTGTTTATTGGTGTTCCGTCTTGTGCTCCAGCTGATGTTTCATCTTTTATTTGACCACTTGGAAACTCTGAGTTCGGCCCTTCAATGTTCGATCTGTTTGCTAAGTCTTTTGCCATGATATTTATTTCTAAGTATAATTTATTAACAAAACTCCAATTGTTTGTGCAGGCTTTAATGTTAAAATCAATTGCCTAAATTCGTCTTCGCGTGATGCAGACACATCAGCATTAACCCCAAATTCTTCTGCACCTATGAAAAATGTTGCTGCTAAATCTGAAGGTAATACAAATAAACTGTCTTTTGCTGTGTCTACAAAATTTGCAACTAAAGCAGTTGATACTCCAGGCCCGTATTGTGAGAATCCATATTGCAATAATCCATATTGATTTGAAATCACAATTGACGGTTCAACTGTTGTATATGTAGTTGGCCCGTCGAGTGTCATGACTCTATTGGTTCCATCTGAACTGATGGCAACATATTTAGTTGCTCCATATATAACTGCATTCCATGTGTTGTCTTGAGAAGCTGCTAATCCAATCCAACTGACTCCATCAATGCTTCGCATTGTTCTAAGTCCTGCACCACTTGAAGCTACCGCAATAAATATTCCCTTTCCAAATGTGACTGAACTCCACGTCAACGTATTATCAGCCGCATCTCTTTCAATCCATGTGATTGCATCCAAAGATGTCAGAACTCTCTTAGTCCCTGTATTACTAACCGCTACATATTTTCCATTTCCAAATGTGACCGAAGTGAAAACATTTGTGTTAGGTATCGATTGAGAAGTCCAATTGAGTCCATCAGGTGAGGTCATGCAAAGCACAGTTCCAGTTGATGCAAAGGCAACAAATTTCTGATTTCCAAATGCTACTGTCTTCCATACAGATGCATTGTCAGATGCATCCCTCAATACAAAATTAATTCCATCTGTTGATGTTTGAACTCGTCTCGTTCCGTCTGATGTCAAAGCGACAAATATATTGATTCCAAATGTCACACTTGTGAATTGATTTGCTACTTCTGTAGTTCCTAGCGTCCAGGTATCTCCATCGTCATCACTATGCATAATAGTCCCTTCATCAGAGACAGCAACGAATCTGTTATTTCCAAATGTGATGCTTCTCCATGTATCAAGAGATGCTGCTGTTTTGATTGTCCATGTGATGCCATCTGGAGATGTCTGAACCCTGTCGGCACCACTTGATGCTATGGCCACAAATTTTCCGTTACCCTTGGCTATGTCCTCCCAGGTGATTGCCGAAGCAGCACTTTGATTTACCCATGTTCCAATAACAGGGAATTTATTCTCATGAACGAAAACATTAAATCCCGATGCCTGTAATTGTGTTTGTATATAAAGCCAGTGTTGCCGTGCAGGAATGTCGCCCGGTGTTGCGTATTTTCTTAAGATAGCTGTCTTTCTATCATCAAGTGATGTTAGTGGAGTGCTTCTGATTGCTAGCCTTCTTTCCCAATCAGCAGCATCATCCGTTGTAAAATTATCGTTGTCAGCAAGTATCGTATCAAGTATTCCACTTGTTGCGGCTACAAATGCCTCTTCCTCTGACACATTCAATCCAATGTGCATCTTTTCAATATCACTTGATGCAGGAATAAGAAACGCACGACCTGTAGAGTACATGCGTTTTGTTAGTTTCAATATTATTTCTGTTAACGTAGCCATTAGAAATTCACTGCATCTAAAAATGGAATATCACCATCTGTAAAAGTGATGGAGGTTAGTACAGGTACAGCATCAACGGTCATGGTTATACTATCAAATTGTTGATTTCCGGAAAGCAACTCTTGAATCGTACTGATGACCCGGTTTACATCTAAAATATCATTCTTGTTCTCTATAATGTCAGCCGCTTCAACAAAAGGTCTGATATCGTCAATTAGCTGAGTTAGACTAGCCACAATCGTTGATTGAGTCGCTGCGTCGATGTTTACGGGATTGACAACCGTAATGATAACGTCTTTTGGTGTTATGCTCAACACATTGACAATTACAGTGTCGGGTCTTCTTCCTCTATTTCCGATCACCTGAGTTTCATCAGGATCAAAATCAATCACTTCTTCAACTTCACTAAGAATGGCAGCAGTCGGAGTCCCTTTTCCGTCAGTGCTATCGGTTTGGTTAGCTTCTACAAATACATCTTCTTGATTACATACCCCGCTTTTTGCATAAGGAAAAACGAAACGCACACCCTGAGCATCTGCTGACCAAACTCTGTAATCAGTCGCCGCACCTCCTTGTGCTTCAAGTTGAAATGCCGCTACTGTTTTAGCTCTGTAATCCTCGATCGTTTCTTCAGATAATGGAATTGCGTTCTCCGCCGTTACCTCAACTTGATCATCAACATTTAGCAATGGAGAGGTAGATGTGAGCGTGTCCGCAATGATCAATCTGCTATCAACACCCCCTTCAAGAGCTCGGAGCTCCATTGTGTCTGTTGTTAAAATCAATGTTTTCTCAACATCCAATATGAATAGTTTCCCTGGAGAACTGCTTGTGTCATCTGATTTGAATGTTGTTCCTGCAGGAATGACTGCTGATATTGTTCCTGTCACTTGAACTTGATACAATCCTTGAGTTGCAGGAAACCGACCTCTACCAAGTTTGACTTCTCCAAATCTATCAAGGGTGCCTCCGTTTTCAACCGGATCCGCTGTATCTACAAAAATGTTCTTCTGCGTTTGAGCGATGGCAAGCCAATATAATTTTAATTTAGCCGCTTGCGTTTGAGATATGGCTCTAAGAAAAGACTTACCAAATGAAGGAATTGTGAATCCAAGAGCTGTTTCCAAATCTTGAATGATATCGTCTTGTAATTCTTTTAGGGTTGGAATCTGTGCCATCTTTTTATTATTTAATCAAACTTTCCAATATATTCATATTTCTTTCTAAGCGTTTTACCTATATTATTAAAGCTTCCTCTCTAGACTTTTGTTGATTGTTGATTTTCGATGTTTCGGTCGAATCAAATATTAATTGCATTGATCCTGTTTGATTGTCTGGATTAGCTAAGTTCCATGCTGCCGCCGAATTATTAATTATGTCGTCATGAGCCCCCGTCCAGTTGGCATCCTCTACGATTATCATTGGTATAGTCTTTCCACTATCCCATATAGGCTGTGTTTGTCCTTTCTTGTCGACAGCACGTCCAATGTATCCGTTTTTCCAAAAATATGTGTTTCCTAACGTCACAACATCAAAGTTACCACTTTGAGCTACTGCATCGTTATTTATTAATAATCCGTATTTATGTGCCATGATTTAATTTTTATACTTCGTCCCATGCGTTGACCACAACGCTATCTACTGTTGCTGTCTCTCCCGTGTCTGATTCTGTTATTGTTTCAGTATTAGTAAACCTTCCATTGACCGCTTTAACTTTTAATACCGCCGCAATCTCACTAACTATAATTCCAGTGGTTCCAGATGTGCCACCTGTTACAATCTTACCAACGGTAAAACTACCAGATGCCGCGCTAAAGGTAATGTCATGTCCTAATCCTGTTGCGGCAAAATTAACTAATGTCCAATCGTTATTATTTGTCGTTTCGTCCGCAGCTGTTGTCCCACTGCTTTCATCATATTTCCAATGAGATACAATATTCGCTCCCGGTATATTGTCTTGGATCCATCGACTACCACCGCCATTACCGTAAATATTAGCTACTTCGTCCACGTCTTCTATTTTTCTGTCTTTTATAAGGTGCATGTCGATTAGGTCTCCGTGGAAATTAGACGTGGTTCCCGTTCCCGATTGACTTATTTTCACAATGTCCGCCTCTGCTACTGCTTCATTAAAAGTGAAGTCAACCACCTTACCCAAATTATCGGCATAAATTGTTACCCTTTTTGCCGCATAATCCATATTAAAAACATAAACGTGTTTTTCTTTGTTTCCCGTTATTTTAACGGTGCTTCTAACTTCTGTAGAAACAGTACTCGTTCCGATTGTAATGGTATCTATAGAGTAGAAATCATCGAATACGCAAGCTGCATGGAACTCATCGTTTAAAATTGAGGTGTCGTATAGGCCTAAGTGAGGTATTAAGTCCGCTTGGGAATGAAGTGCTAAAAGTTTTTGAAATTGATTGCTTGAATTAGCATCCTTCCTTGTCCACCAACCTACTATTGTTGATGAATTACCTTTTGGTTCGTCGATCGTAGGTATAGCCATTGAGTCATTTACACCATCATTAAATACTACTTTATTAACAAATTCGAATAGGGTGAATGCTGAATCTATATTAGAGAATTCTGAATTATTACCCCCTGATGCTTTTGCTCTTGCTCTTCCAAAATATTTTATCCCGTCTGTTAGTCCTGTAAATTGAGTAGTTACAATACCTGATCCTGTATTTTTTGTTTGAATTATGACTGTAAAATTAATATCAGTACTGATTTCCCATTCAAATCCATTTTCCTGACCTCCACTATTAGATGTTAAAGACGCATCTAACGTGTTGAATGCTGGTGTATTAAATGCAAATGAAGTAGGAGCCGCTAATGGTGCAGGTGCTGGAATAATTACATCATCTACCCTTTTGATTTCCTCAATCCTAGTTCCGTCCCAAATCATTTTGAATAGTTGCTCAGCAAGTTGTCCCGGTTCCTGAATGAAGACTTCAATATTTATTCTATCAACTGTATCAATGAATATGTTTGTGGTCACCGTTCCCAATGGTGCCAAATATTTTAAATCGTCTTTGAGTACAGATTCAAGTTTTTGTATTCCGGCACTGGTTAAACTTACGTTTTGCAGTTCTCTCTCAAAGTTACTATTAAATTGTTGGCCTGTATCCTCTTGGAAAAACAACTCATTGCCCCAATAATCGAAACGCTGATTTAAATCTTTCGTTCCCTCCGTAGTGCTCATTTCAACATTACCTCCAAACAATCCAAGATACGGTTGATTGAATATCGATGTTACGAGCTCAAAATCATTTCCTTTGACCACTACATCTCCCCCATTGCGATTATCTTGAATACTTAAATCCATTAGTTCGTAAAATTAAATGTGTTGGGTAATTGAACCTCTACTCCGTTGGTCTGATTCTCTTCGATTGAGACTGGTTTATCTGATTCAATGAGCAATTTCAATCGCTGCTCCTCAACCGTTTCGCTCCTTTCAATTAAAGCTCTCTCTCTGGTTGCTACCGGATTTACAGTTGTTGCATCTCCTTCAACTCCTGCTGCATTATCAAGGCTTGCTGATATTGTTTGTCTGAGTCCTGACACCGCCGCGACTCCAAGATCAATGCCAGTAAACTTGTTGACCAATGACAACAATTGTTCAATAGGCTGCAATAGCCCATCTGCAATAGCAAGAGCAATGGATTTAATACCAGATAAAATTCCCCCTGTCTTGAATGACTTACTTATCAATTCCCAATTTCGACGGAACGATTGAATAAGACTGATCACCAGTCCAATTGGGCCTAAGAACAGAGCAACGGCTGCACCCCATTCATCCCATTTGTTTATAATGATAGCCAACAATGCAATAAATGCTGCTACTGCTACAATAATCAAACCGATTGGATTCGCTGCCATAATGAAATTAAAAGCTATCATTGCAGCAGATGCTAATTTTACCGCAATTGCCCATGCAGCAACTGCAGTAGTCACGGCAAAAATTGCTAATTTCACCGCTACAAATACAGCAACTAGAGCCCCAATTACTTTGATCCATTTCAATGTCTGTAAAGCAACTACTTTCACTTGCGCTGCGTATTTCTTCGCTTTGTCTTCAGCTATTTTCAATTGTTGTGCAGCTGTTAAAAGGGACTTATTCACTTTATTAGTTCCAGCTGTTACCGCTGCTTCAGCTGCTTCTACATCGTCAAACCCTCCGGCCATGGCTAGAAGCTGAGTAATGACAGCTAAAATCATTTTTAGATTTTTGGCGAATGGCCCCGTCCCATCTTCGAGTGATAATATAAATCCCTGGTAGGCACTTTTCACTTTGGTCAAAGATCCTGTTAATGTATCGAGTTGTTTCAAGGCCATTAGTTTCGCCGTACCCCTGGCTTGCTCCATAGCTTTGTTCATGGTTCGGATCCCTTCAGCTTGATCTAGGAAAGTAGCGAATGCCGCAACACTTCTTTTGTCTGTCAATCCCAACATCTTGGAAAGATCGAGGCCCTTTTTCCTCATCTGGATCATTGCACCAGTCACTTCATTCATGTTCCTGGCTGGCCCTCCAAGAGCTTTGGCTAACTTGCCATTGGCATCAGCCAAATTCAAGAATATGCTTCTAGTACTTGTTGCTATCGTTGAGGCTTCAAATCCTGCATCTGCAAGTTTGGCCATGAATGCAACAGTGTTTTCAATAGAGAATCCAAACTGTTTAGATATTGGTGCAACCTTAGACATAGACACATTAAGTATCTCCATGTTTAGCGCTGATTTGCTGGTGGCCGATGCGAATACATCTGATACCCTTGCGGCATCTGTGGAGGCTAATCCAAATGCTTTTATTGCTGATCCTACTTGTAGGGCTGCTTGAGGTAGTTCTGTTCTTGTTGCTGCCGCCAGTGCCAAAGTTGCCTCTGTCATGTTTAGAATTTGTGGAACCTGAAATCCTAACTTAGCATATTCTGTTTGTAATCCGGAAACTTCTGACGCTGTGAATGCTGTAGTGGCACCTAATAATTGACTGGCTTTTTGTAAGGATGAGGTTTGCTCAATATTAATGCCCAATACTGACGCTAGATTTGCATTGGCTTGCTCATAGTCCGCAATTATCCCTATACCGGAACTCAGCACCGCGAATAGTGCCGCACCCCCTAGGAATAAACCAAATCCCCCGGCTACTGTATTAATTGTGCGGCCTAATGAAAAGAATGCCCGGTCAACTCTTGTGACTACATTTTTTGCCGTTCTAAAATTTCTAACAATTCCCTTTCCCATCCTTCGAACAGGTCTTGTCAACCTGTCAACCGCTGTAAATACTGATGGAATTTGGAATGCAGCCATTTTATTTTTCCCCTTTCTTTTTTGGTTTTATTGCTTTTTTTACCTCTTCGTTATACGCAAGTGCATCTTGATACCAAAACTCTAAACTTAGGAAATCATCTGATCCTGCGTCGATCCTCAGTAAAGATAACTTAAAGGGGTCGAAATGAAAAACCCTTGCAACCGATTTGATTTTCGCATGCAAGGATTCCAAACTGTAAAAGCCTACTGTAAAAAAAAACCTGCTATTGCCCGGGCAACATGCAGATCTGTTGTGTCCAGACTTTTGATAATATTTCGATTTTTTTTAGTGAGTGCACAAATGTGAGCATTGATAAGACCGATTCCATCATCGGATTTAACTCCCTTCAACCAAGGATCAATATCAAGAGAATTCAATTTGTCCCTGTATTCTATTGAAGTGACAGTGATCTCTCCTTCTTTGTTTTCGATTGGGATCAAAAGTGTGTGCTCAATCTGCTTGTCTTCCTTGATGACAACATAACCATCTGAGATTGCATTAGCAAGTAATTCGACATTGTCCATGTTGGTTTCTCGCTTGCTTTGTGGGTATCGTTTATGATCTAACCATTTATTGACCTCCTCAAGGGCTTTGTCAAATGGAATTGTTGCGGTATTTTCCGCTTGTGCTTTATTATGCATATTATGTTTGTTTGTTACTTATCCAACGATCTTTTTAGCTCCCCCACCTCCGGAAAGCTTGATCGGAATTGATGCATCTTGCATAGCTCCAACTATGTCTCCAACAACTTGACCTGTGGCAGCCCAAACGGTTCCATTGACGTGAGAGATAGTCCAATCAGCCTCTAATGGAGATTCTGCTATTTGCTTCAACAAATCAATCTCATTGTTTATATTCATGTCCCAGGAGTATGGTGCTTCAAAGCTCCATCTCATGTTGTTCTTTTTATATATAGGTTGCCCATTGCCAGTTATACCATTTGCATCGTCATCATTTCTGAAACCTCCTGCATCAAAACTAGTGTCCTCTCCAGACTTCACAGTAAATACACCGTCTCCAACTGTTGGATGCTTGAAAGTTACTTCTAAAATATCACCGCCGTTGTTAGTAGCCATTTTTTTATTTGTTTAATAATTATCCGAAATTAAAACTTGCTACAGCAGAAGTGGCAGCAATTCTAGTGAATCCACTTCTCTTGTATGGAAATCTTGTTTCAAACCTGTCCGGATTAGTGTCCCCAATCTGAACTTGAAGTCCAGCAGTGGCGAATTCAGGTTCAACAAGTATCCCTCTTTCAGTTTGATTTATAAAATATTTGTCAAGGATTCCAATCCACTGACTCGTACGAATCGTATCCCTAACCGTTACAATCACACCATCTTCTACAAGTGCCTTGTTCACAACATTTGTTTCTTCTAACAAGAGATATCCAAATCTGATGTTCCAATCCTGAATGAGTGTCCTTACATATCTGAATTGAGGAGGTGTTTCGTTGTCTGGATGGTAGGTTGTGATAAGATCCTCAATTTGATATTTGCTGTTTAAAATGATGACAGTTGAACCTCCGCTCTTAACGATTAAATCCCTATCGTTATAAGCATCATAAATTCCCGCCATGTTATCGCTAGGGACTGGCATGTCTGGATATGCTTTTCCAGCTACATCCAAGTGTGGACTATCTTGAGCTTGTCTGGCCAATAGTACTCCAACATTTGCCGCCGCTTCAGCTGTCCATCCTGTACTTCCGGGTGCTGGACATTGGACAATAGTTGCTTCATCCTTATCAAGATTTGCAACAACATTTGCAACAGTATCATCTATCACGCTTCCTCTTAAACAAACAAACGGTTTAAATACGACTCCGGCATATCTTCCGGATGCAGGAACTACTCCAGGCACTCCGTTAAAATCTTCAAATAATGAGTCTCTTGCGATTAGGTAAGGATTTACAATAATTGTATTCCATTGGTTTCCGAATAGGGCTAATGATGTGGTTATTTCAGCAGAACTGTCTCCGGCTGCTGGCGTATCTTCTGTCACCGCATATACGAGCGCAACCGGATTGTCTTGTGTATCGATTACAATGTCAAGCTCTGCCGCTGACTCTCCTACCCACTTGGTAGTACATGCCACAACTCCAAGTGTTGCTACAGCAGATACGGGACAAGATGAAGCATTATTGATAACATCTGCAATCTTCGTTGCAACAACTGCAACTGCATCACCAGTTGCAATAGAAAACTCTAAACTTGCTCCGTCAAAATTCCTTCTCCCATTGATTTCTACGACGTGAACCGCTGCCGCGCTTGCCGGGCCAACAGTGATGGTAATATCATCAACTTGTGCAGCTCCTCCTCCTGGAGCTAATTGCGGATAAATCCATGTTGGAATTCCACCCATTAAATCAGTCAATCTGTTGCGTAGTATTCGCATTTGGATATGAATCTGACTTCCAAAACCAAACAAATCTCCGGCCTGTTTTTCGCTCGTTACCTGTACGGCAGCATTAGTTAATCCTCCCTGTTTGTCTGTGTTTGCTTGTCCGAAAACAGCTACACTCATAGGTAAATTTGGAGTTTCATTTAATGCATTGAATGTCTCCAATTCATAACCAACAATTTTTGCAACTCTTTCTGAGCCTACTGCATTGCTAACACCCATTGATTTGTTGTTTGTGTTTTAAAATATCTGCATTAAAGGTAATACTTTTTCTCAACTTTAAAAAGTTATATCTTAAGGTGCCACTATACTATTTGGTATTGGTGGTTCTTCTGCCTTGATTGAACCTGTTAATGTCATATCAAGCCCTCCAACAACATCGGGTTCTGGACTTCTACCATTCAAAGGCCAGTAAGAAATTAAATTATCTCTATTAAGTTGTAAAGGATTCGTACCATTACTTAAACTTGCAATTTCATTGCTGGATAAAGCCCTGTCCCATATCGCACAATGTCCAATATCTCCATCAAAAGGGCCTTCAGTGCCAGAACCTCCAGAGCCAGCGCCAATTCTGACAGGTGCTGTTGTCGAAGACATATTACCAGTTGCTAAAGTAGATGCTTCCTCTACTCCATCACAATAAATTCGCAAATTCGAGCCATCATAAGTTCCAACTAAATGAAACCACACTCCAACAACTAAAATTGTTGTTCCTAACGCAATCTTAGTACCACCATCAAATATAGCAAATTGACATTTATCACCACTGTCAGTTGAAAGTAGGTACTGGAAGTCACCACCTGAATCCGACCATTTAGCAATAATCTTCCCCTCCACACTGGTTGACTCTAGCCTTATCCATGCTGATACTGTTACTTTATCTCCTGTTAAGTTTAAGGCAGAAGGATTGCCAGCATCAAGGAAATCATTATTTGAACTATCAAAATTTCTAGCCATGGTTATTGAGTTAAGGTTATATTCTTAATTTGTGCAATACCCGTCATAGTATCACCAGATAGAGTACCTCTCCTTATCTTGAATCTCCATGATTCTCCTGCCAATACTCCGTCTGCTTGTGCCTGTGTGAGAGTTATATTCGTTCTTGTAGGAACACCATTAACTACATTGGTCGTATCTGTTCCCGTCTGCTCTGTTGCAAATGAGTCTGAATCAATATTTCCATTCCCTCTTTCAACACTTACTCCCCATGTGACATCTCCAGTTGTTGCGGTTTTAGCTATCCAATCAATATTAAAGATTATATCCCCTCCTAAATAATCAGAAGATATTGCATCGCTAATTGCTACTTCATAAGTAACATCATCATCAAAATTCAAAACTGGTTGATCATTTCTTGAAAAAGCAGGTGCAGGATTAGAACCCGAAATCATTAAATTTCTACTATTAGCGTTGTAACTTCCTAAAAAAGAAACATCAAAAACTTCCTCTGAATATGGATAACTGTCTACTTCTAAATAAGGCGCAAAACTAGATGCCCCTACAGACCCTAATGCAAAAACATATGCTTCTCCTGGTTCGTCTCCCAAAATATTTAATGGTGATCCGTCTTCTGTTTCTAAAGTTGTATCAAACGTAACACCTGTAGTTGAAGGTACCGGACTACTTAATAATAAAACGTTATCTCCAGAAACAGTAATAAATCGTATAAACGGATCTTCACTTGTTCCAAATAAATCAAACGTTGATGTTCCATTATCTCCTACAATTCTTAGTTTTACTGGTTTCCCAGCATCTTGAAACCTATAGGTAATTATCTCAGTAACAAAATCCGCTGTTGCAGTTACATCATCCGTAACTAATAAGGATCCTGAAAAAACACTTGTATCATCAGATTGAGCTACAATATTTTGTCTAGCACCTAGAATTGGTTTAATAACATCACTTGTTCCTGATGTTGTAAATGGAATTTTTAATATAAGACTTTTTTCCTCTACTACATTGTCTAATTGAGAATAAGAAGATCCAAAAGCAAATATTTTTACTCGTTGAGATAAATCTAACGATGCTCCTGATACTTCAAACTCTGGAGCAACCATTTTCCCTCCGATTTGAATTATATCATCAGTAGTCGTGTTTCCTGCATTCGTAGTTTCTTGTAATGTCTGAGCTACTCCACCCGCTACACTAAAAAAAAAAGTGTCTCTTAACGTATTAAATAAAAGATCATTGTCTCCTGCTACGTTTGTAACATTACCATCTTTGTCTGTGAGAGTAGTTACATCAGTAGCTAAATATTCAGCAATCAAAGTCCCGTTTTTACGTATAAATCGAACAGAGTTCCCTCCTTTTGCTAATTCAGCGCCAGATGGCAAAATTATTGTTGCTGAGTTGGTTTGAACTATCTCTATATTTAAGACAGTATTTTGCTTAATTTGAACTGACATGACATTTTAAATTTTATAGTAAATCTCCATTTTTTTTCACTGGTGACTATGACAAC